CCGCAGAAAATGGCAAGGAACAGGATGATGATCCACCAGCCATTATCACCGCCGAAGCCGCCCCAGCCGCCACCTGTCATGCCGGTAGGCGCGACGGGCATTGTCATGGTCGGGGAGCCGTCATTCAAACTCATTTTTTTCATTCCTTTCGTAGATTCAAAAGATTTATCTCAATCGTGGCCACGATTTTGATCGTTCAACTGTTCGGAATTCCCGAACTATTGCAGCAGTTGCCGGAATTGCCCCGCCACCTGCTGCAGCTGATTCAACTGCTGCTGCGAGATTTTCCCGCTTTGCACAAGCTTTTCGACCTCTGCTTTTGGGTCACCCTGAAAGCTGTTCTGGAATTGCCGGAACTGCTGTATCATGTTCTGGAACTGCCCAATCTGGCCGGGCATCTGCCCGCCGCCGAGGGCCTGAAACAGGGGGTTAGCCATCGCTTTCAGCCTCCTTTGTCTTTCTCGCCGGTCTGACGCTTGGAGCGGCCAGCTTCGCCACAAGCTCTTCAAACTCCCTGCGGGTCACATATTCCTCGCTCATGTCCTTTCGCGGCGCTGCGGGCGCTGGTGCGGCCTGTGCGCGCTCTACGAGATCGTAGGTTGTCATGGCCGGTTTCCCGCTCGCGTCAGCCTTTTTCACGTACACGACAGGCGCATTCATATCCCAGAGCGTAACGGCGTTGTTAGGCGCGACAATAAAGTCGTTCGCCGCCTGCTCGTTCGGAACCCAGATGATCGACTGATTCTGCGGCTGCTGGGGCTGCGGTTGGTAAGCAGGCATCTGCGGCGCGGGCTGATACTGCGGACGCATCTGCATCTGCGGCTCCTGCATCTGCGGCATGGGCGGCTGATTGTAAATCGGCTGCTGATACACATACGGCTGTTGTCCAAACATCATGTTTCCTCCTTTGCCCAATAAAACAGTGGAATTTCACTCCCAGAATCCCACGTGTCAAAATAAGTCCCATCCTCCACGCACACAACGTGGCTTGATAACGCCAGCACATACACGCCGCGCGGATGATCTGCGCAGAAATCCGCGACGGTATAGCAGTCCGGGCACGTGTTCGGGATTACGTTCCGGGTAAAGCCCTGCTGCCGGAGGTAAGCGCTCCATACGCTGTTTGCGCTCGGCAGATCTCCCATGATGAGTCCTTGCAGGCACAATCCGATATACACCTCGTCCCAGCTCTTCCCGGTCCCCTTTGCAATTGCTCGGACAGTGCAGTCCCCTACTTTCAGCCCGGCGGGGTTTGGATTAAAATAAGAAAAGCCCATACCGAACACTCCTTTGATGTGTCCAGTATGGGCTTTTTTACGGCTTCTTGTGCCTCAGTTGTGTATCAATTTGGTTCAAAATTGCCTGCAGATTACTCCACGGGCTTGTTTTGCTGCATATATCCGTCGATCCACCCACGGATCAAGGCGCTGGGCGTTGTGCCGTTTGCTTTTGCGGCAGACTTAAAATCGTCAGCAAGGTCGCGCCGCATCTTGCAGCTTACCAGCGTCATGTTTGTGGCGTCCCACTTGTCGCGGGCGCGCTTTTGGGCCTCACTCGGCATGATTCACCCCCTGTTCTCATCGCCACATGGCGACGCACTTCGCAAGCATACGTCCGCTTGCGCTGCGGATGCTCACCGTTCCCTTAATTGCGTCACCGTCCAAGCGCTCCGCATCTTCGATATAAACGTTCATAATAGTTTCATCCTGCGTGAACAGGAATCCGTCACCGGCTTCGGTTTCGGCCACCCGGAGAAAATCCGGAAGTTCAACTTCGGCGTGGAGCCAAGTACCGGGGAAGTTTTCCTTCGCCTTCGCCTTAATGATGATTTTGTCCGGAACGTTCCGGAAATCAGAATGGATGCGGTAAAGATGTGCAATCATTTTTTATTCCTCCTCTAAATCTGCTTGCAGCTTATCAAACCATGCTTCTATTTCCGCCCGGCAGTTGGCCGCGTACTCTTCATACGTTTCGAAGTCTCCGATAATGTATCGGATATTGGTAAGCCTGTAGATTTCGAATGTATGGATATCCGCGAAACGGTCCGCGATCTTATGCCCTTGTAAGTTCTTATCGTAAGGTTCGTCTCCTACTGGAGCCATAACCTTCGCCAGGATTTCCATTTGTTTCTCATACCATGCGTTGCGTTCTTCCTGCGTCGAAAACCGCATCGGTTCCTGTGCGCGGCCTGCGTCGCGCCCGGCATCCATGATTCTTGTGATTTCTTTTACGCTTTCCATTGTAAGATCCTCCTTCTCAGCGCAGTGCGTCGATGATTTTCGATGCGTTGGATTCATTTACGATCACTTCAATCTTCTTCACGATATCGACGAAGCTAATTTTGGAAGTGCGCGCTACGATTGCCGGACGGTTTTTCGCGAACCACGCTTCAACGGATAGCCCTTCCGCTTCTGCCTGCTTTTCCGCTGCGGCGCGGCCCTCTTCACTCATGTTTTCGAGCCGGGTTTTATCTTCCACCGCGAAGAATCGGGACAGCTTTACGTTGCAGCCGGAAAGATCGGAAGAGATGAACTTGGTGCGCAGGGACTCTGCATAGGCGATCTGTTTTTCAGAGACACCGGTGATCTTGGGAAGCGGATGCTCGGCACCGAAGTTCTCGGCAATGTACGCATTCAGTTTAGACGCCGCCTCTGCCTTTTTTGCTGCGGCATAGCAGGACGGGCAAACAGTAACGTGTTCCGCAGCCCATTCTGCATAGGAATCTGCGTCGCTGCGGTTTACGCAAGTGCGGACGTGTTCGAACGTGCCTCCGCAGATTTCGCATTTGCAAGTGATCTTCGCCTTTGCCATCGCTGTACCCTCCGTAGTTGGTTTTGTTTTGCTTCATCTTATGCACCTATTATATACCGTAATACCGTATATGTCAATAGTTTTTTCAAAAAATAAGCGCCGATTTCTCGGCGCTTATCTCAGTTATACAGTTTGCTGGATGTCCGCTGCATCTCCCGCATGATCTCCGGCAGGCGGCGCTGGACCGTGGCGCGGCCCAGAAACAGCTCTGTTGCAACGTCTACCTGGGGAAGCTTATCCACAAAATAGAGCTGCGCAATCTTCTCATTTTCCCGGCCAAGATTGGCCTGATAGATCACGGCCTCCATATCCTTGCGGGTCAGGCGGCCCAGCTCTGGGGGAAGTTTGCCGCGTGCCTGCGGCGACATACGCCCCGCCTCCTTACTTCATGGCTGCGGCCAGCTTCTTCAGGAGGTCGTCGCCGTATTTGTAATCGGCAAGATACTTGATCGTGCTGTCCGCAAGTCCGGCCTTTGCCTTGATGGTCTTCTTGGCGTCCTCGACGGCCTTGTCGACGGTTTCCGTGTCGTAGTCGATCCACGGGAGCTTTCCGTGCTTCTTCCATACGCGGCTGTTGTAGCCGCCCTTGACACCGATGTTGCCGACGCCGGTGATCTGCACGCCATTATCCCAGATGGGCGTACACTCAACGGCCAAGCCGTCTCCGATGTACAGTCCCCAGTGGCCGGGCATCCACAGGCCTTCGCCTGGGACGAGTTTGTCCCAGCCGGACGCGGATACGTCCCTGCACTTCGCGATCATGCCGTCGGCGGAGACGTCAGGGACGCCGTTCGCGGCGTATTTTGCGCCGCCATATGCCGCGTTCTGATTGCCGTTCCAGCCCCATAGAATGCCCTTCGTGAGGTTCACGCAGTCAAAACCGAAATAGCTCTTGCCGATCTGCTTGCGCAGCTCAGACTGCTTGGCGGCTGTGTACCAGCTTGGATACTGTGCAGCTTTTTCCCGGATGATGCTTTCTGTAACCGGCATCCCGAAGCAGCCCCACATATACACGGTTTTGCAATTCTTCGCGACGTCAATATGCCGCCTGACGAGCTCGGAGGCTTTCATAACGCTCATGCCCGCTCACTCCCGTACAACTCGTGGTGCAGCTGCAGCACGGCGGCCTCGATCAGCTTGTCGATCGTTTCCACATCAAATTGAATGCCCTTCTCGGCGAGGAAGTTCACAACATACGCCTTTTTCGCCGCGCCGTCCGTCGCGGTGTACAGCTGCTCCGCCGCCTTGACGCCGATCTCGACGTAAGTGCGGATCGTTTGCAGCTTGTCCGCGTCGATCTTGGTTTTGAGCCACGGGATCAAAAATGCCGAGACGAGCGCGCTGATGAGCGCGATCACTGCCGAGATGATCTGTGTGTAGTCCATATGTATGCTCCTTTCAATCTTTCAGCACGATCTCTGCGATGCGTGCTGCCGCTTCCGGGCCGTATTTCTCGGCCCATTTATCCATGTACTTCTGCGCGTACTTCGCGCGGTTCTCATTTTTTGCCTTCCAGAGATAGAAGCCGCTGGAGGCCGTTGTTTCGGCCAGCACCGCAAGCGTGATCTCCGTCAGATCTGCGCCTGCTGCGCAGGCGATGATGAGCGCGATGCTGACGAGCGCGCTGCAAATCAGCCATTTCTTACTAAACTCCATTGCTATGCCCGCACTGCGCCTCCAGCTGGTACAGGAACTTTTTCACGTCGCCGTTCCCGCCGAGTGTGACGTATTTCTGCCCGGCAATCAGACGTTCAGCCATTGGCATTTCCTCGCTCATGATCGTGAGGCGGAGGATAGCCAAATACTGCTCATCCTGATGCTCCTGCATTTTCCCGAGCTTTTTGTCGATCTCGGCTAGATGCGCCTCCTGCGTCGTGGCCTTGCCTCGCTTTTTCTGAACCGCGCTGACGATGGCATTGACTACCGCCGTCAGCGCGGATGAGCCAAGCGCGGCGCAGGCGAGGGTGACGATGATGGTTTTGGTGTCCATTTTTCTGTACCTTTCTCTTTTATTTGCCGGGCTAATCGTCCGCCATTTTGATGTAAGTGGTGGTATCGCTGGAATAGCTGATCGTCGGCAGCGTCGTGCCGCCGAGGGCTGCGTAGAGGGCCGGGTATGCAGTCTGATCGAAGGTAGAGCCATCGCAGGCGTGCCACGGGGCAGCGAGGACGCGGACGGTCGTGAGGATATCGCCGACGTGATAATTCGGCTCCGAAAGCTTCCCAAATGCCTCATTTACCATCGGGTTCGCTGGTGCGTCGCCCGCTCGCCAGATCTTTGCAGCGCTCTGTGCCGTCAGCAGGTTCCCGGCCGTGAGCGGCGTCCCGGCCTCCAGCGGCTCGTCCTCCGGGCGAAGCCATTCATACCGCAGAAGGCTTCCCGCCGCGTCATACACCCCATACCGGACAGCGCCGTTTGCAAGATCATTTGTGCCGATTCTATCCCGCATGGCTATTCCTCCAGCGCCTTGATGTAGGCATTGCTTCTTGTGTCCGTCCCGATGGTAGGGATTTCTTTTCCCGCCGCGCTATAATCGCAGTACGCCAGCCCATTTGATGATATGTATGCCGCTCCCCCGTCCGGCGATAGTGCAATACTGTCGACGCCGCTCCCCAGTACGTCTCCATATACCGGGCCGGATGCTGGAGCGCTGATCGCAATGATCTTTTCCGTTCGACCAGCACTTTCAGATTCGCTTGCGGTTTCCGAAAGCACTAAAAGCCCGTTTTCGTATTTGCCGTTCGTATAGTTGTCGAGCGAGTAACTATCGGTTTTGTAGGAAACTACCTTCCCGTTTTCCCATGTTGCACCGTAGTCCGCAGAATACCTGTATACCATATATCCGCTATACATCGTGGTTCCCGCACCAGAGAAAGCAGCGTTCACCAGTGCAAAAAAAGCAATTATATTTGCCCCACAATGGTAAGCTGACATCAAAGCGTGATAGGGGTACGTCGACGGCTGGTTGAAGGACGGAGTTAATTCTTTGATGTTTACGCTGCTGACTGCCTCCCACGTCGGGTTGATCAGGGTTTTTGCCTTTGAAGTCTCCAGTATGTCGCTGGTGCTACAGTTCAGCTTGTAAAAGCAGTCCTTTTCTTCGGCGTAAAATACAATTCCGCTGATAAAATCTGGGATGCTTACTATTTCCTTTGTTGTTTGGTTTACGTAGCTGGCACTTACTTGTCTTCCCGTGTAATTGTTATAGGCTCCGTATTCGCCTCTTACTACGTAGATATACAGAACGTTTGGCGTAATAAACATCTTCAGTCCAGAGCTTCCAGGCAGGCTGCCGCTTGCATATAGCGCAAACGGCGTATCAAGGCTACGCGTTGTGTACACTCCGTTTACCTCTGTGGAGTCTCCGGAAAAAACAGCGTAATAAGTGCCGTTTGCATACTGCACATCCGATACCAGCAAGAGTTCGGTCGGCATATCTGCCTGCTGCGTCCACGTCCCCAAATCGGGCGATATCCAGAACTTTCTGTCGTGCAGGCCGACCCATTCCCCATTTAGATACCACACAGCTACAGGCTGAATATTCGATGTCTTCAACGCCCACGGAAGCGGCGCGGCAGAGCTTCTGAGCACAGAAAACAATTTTGGATACTGCTCCTGCGATACAGTGCGCCCGTCGCACGGGAGCCATGCGTCGGACAGGTCTGTGCGGGACGTGATAGCGATGTCGCCGACTTTGGCCGTACCCTCCGAAAGCTTGCCGAGCGCGTCGTTCACGGTCGGGTCTTCCGGGCGAGTGGCGGCGTTTGGCCAGAGCTTGGCGGCAGTGGTATCGGATAGCAGATTCGCCTTGTTGAGAGGCGTGCCCTCGACGGTGGGCGCGTCCTCGCGCTTGAGGTATTCGTAGTGGTTGAGCGTGCCGTCGGCATTATAGACGCCGTAGCGGATCGCGCCGTTGGCTAAAACCTGTGTTGGCTGCCTATCTTTCATGTGAGTAATCCTCCTGCGGCGCACTCCGCCGCGCCGGTGTGGCGAAAAGATTTTGCAACGTTGATGATTAAGTCTTCGCAGAGCGCAAGAATGCGCTCGATATCATTCGCGCCGGTGTAGGTCAGGCGGGCCAGCTGCGGCGCGTCCGGCGTTTCGGCAGGATACGCAAGCGCGTCCCGGATGGATTGCACCTGCTTGCGGTATGCCTCGGCCTGTGATGCCGTTATAATGTCCGTTACGGCCCAATCGGTTTTTGCCGTCCACGTAATGCTCTTCCCGCAGATCGCGCCGAGGCGGCCCGCCAGATAGTTCAGGGCTGTTCCCACGCGGTTCAGATCGGAAGCGTTGTACGCGCCCTTCATCCCGGCCAGCCATTCCGCCTGCTCGGCTGCGGTCATGGCGGCAAAGCCCTTCGCCGCCAGCTTCCGCACCCGCTCCACGTCTGCCTGCGTCCGGTCGGTGACGAGCGTAACGATGATAGTCTTGGTGTCCATGGTGTCTCCCTTCTGTGTTTATCAGATCGGAACGAAGGCCGCGTCTGTCCAGTCGGCCTTTTTCCCTGCCTCGCCCCTTTTTCCGTCAGATACCGGCAATGCAAGCTCACGTCTCCGTTTTTGCGGTAGGCGTATTTGCAATAATGAGGCTCCATGTTTCCTCCCATATTCTCAAATTTACGCCTGTTCCTGCCAACCAGCCGGATATTCCGCTGGTGAAAATACATTCCCGTCAATCAAGCTGATATAATGCTTGCCTTCAAACGTCACCTTGTCACCCTTATTGTAGGCATCATGCGCACCCGTAGGTTGCACAAATTCCGGCCATTCATCTAGTGAAACGATCACAAACAGTGCCGGTGTAATATCCGGTGTCCAGTCTGCCTGTGAGGTATGCGCCTGCACCACGCGATATAATACGCCATTGTATTGCAGCCGGTCATCGACCGCGTAAGAATGGCCTGTCACCCACTGTGGGAATAACTCTACTGCTTGCAGCGCATCCTCATCAGGTAAGCTAATCGACGCTTTTTCAATATACGGACGCAATGCTCTGGCTCTTTCTATGTAACTCATCACTCTGTCTCCCCAAGTAAAATTTTCGCTGCTGTTTCTGCATCTGTGAGTGGTAGTGCCGCGCCCATTTCCTCATAGCTGCCCTCCGGCTCTGTGCCCTTCAGCGTGTAACCAGCGAGATGGAACACCATGTCAGAAAGCACCTGATGCTCAGTTCCTTCTTTATCCGTAATAATCACAGCCATCTTCGCGCAAAAGCCCTCGGCCTCGGTTTCCTTACACGGTACATAGCAACCGTTGCTGTGCAATCGGATGAGCACAATGTTGTCTGCATACCCGGCAAATGCGCCGTCCTGTTTTACTGCATACATGGCGTCCCTCCAAATTTCTCTTGATAGATTTTCTCCAATTGCTTTGTGCTTGCTGTTCGCAGCCGATTCTTCCAGTATCCGTTTTCCTGCCCCGGCCATTTGTCATCCGTAAAATCTTCATCGCAGCCGTTTTTTCTGTACCATCGGTACAGATCGTTCAGCATTTTCTGCCGCTCGGCACCTTCCTGCGTGTTCGGCCTGAAATGCTCCCACCCGTTTTCGGACGTCGCAGCGCATATCCGCCTGCCGTCTGCTGCAAACAGGAACCCTTCAATCTCCGATACAACAGTTCCGTACCGGAGATTAAATGCTCCATCGATGCCATTCCCACGGAACCGCTTATACACGATATATTCCATGCGCTTCTCCCTCATACGCAAAAGCCGGGCGCGAAGCCGAAGGAAGCGCGCGCGGTGCGGTCTTCGGCTGTCCCGTTGGTGTTCACATTCTCGAAACCGTCGGAGCTGCTCGCAAGCGGAGAACGGAGCCACCAACGAGCGGCGGCACTCGTTCCGTTGTGCTTGTACTTTACCTTGCTGTTTCCAGCGGAATAATAGGCGTACTGCGCTTGCTTACTCGCCTCGTTCGAGTTTGCTCTCGAAATGCTCCCGAAAACCTCAAACTCCGAGAGGAGGAAAAAGTAATCCTTTGTCGCCGTGACCGCACTCGCGGATGTGCTATTATTTCCCGTATTGTCCGTGTACTTGGTAACGGACTTTAGGACTGCACGGAGCGCCGCCGGAATGACTGCGATAATCGTTCCGGAATAGCTCGAGAGGCTTGTCCCGCAAATATTTGTACGCATTTGCGAGCTCGCCCATCCGCCGGAGTTCGTTGCACTACTGTTCATAGAGAAATAGCCGGTTGTCGAAACGGGCGAGGTATAGTAACTATCGCAGAAACACACGTCCGTACCGCCGGAGAGCGCGGTCTTTGCAAGTTGGAAATGGATACGGTTTTCCCCTTCTAGGCTCGCGTTATGGTTAAATCCAATAATGAACGCATATGTTGTGTAATTAGATAGTGTAAGATGTCCAACCGTGCCGTTTAGCGTTACAGCCTTTCGGTCACCGACGCTCCAATAGTTCGCGCCCTGTCCCGCGTCGGATATATCTTTTATTGTTTCCCAAGTATTTTTATTCAGTGTCGGATATACAAAATTAAGCGACACCGCGTAACTGTCCGTGATAGTTACGGCTTTTGTGTCGGACGTTTTCCCGTCCAGTGTCGCAGATACGCTCCATGTTCCGGCTTCCGGAACGATAAGCGTGCACGTTCCATTGATCGATGTACCGCTCACAGACAGACTTCCTTTTGTAGCAGTAACGGTTGCACCAGATGTCACAGTTACAATGATTTGCAGTTCTGTGCCAGTCTGAATGGCCTGAATGGCTGTCACAAATCCGTCCGGGTAGACCAGCGGGTCAGATGTGCTGCCTTTCTCCCGGATAGCTGACGCAACCTTTGTTAGGTCGGTTGTGTTTGTCAAATATTCAGCCATCAGAAGCTCCCTCCATTCGCGTTTGCGATCTCTACCGCCGCCCACGCACCGGAAACAACCCGCAGAAATTTTCCATTATCAGCGGCGGTGACAGACGGCACTTCGCGAACCTTGACAGCTCCTGTTTTCCCGTTCACGCTCGTCACGGGCGCTTCCGTTAGATAATCCGTGCCAGCCGCGGCCACCTCCCACGCCGTCGGCTTCCCTCTGGCGTCCACCGCCTTGACCTTGATCAGGTCCCCGACGGCCGCACCGGAGGCGAGGATCACATCTTGCTTTCCGTTCCACGCGTCTTTGTTGCTGCGCACGTCGGCGATAGCCTCGTCGATCTGCACGCCGGTAAACTGGCTGTTGTAAGCCATACGATCACTCCTTCATACACAGAAAATCCTCGCCGTCCGCGGTCTTCAGCGCCTGCGACTCTCCCAGCGGGATAAAGCCGTAGTTGTCGTTCCAGCTGCCGTCCGCGCTTTGCGCGAACAGCGAAATACGGTATTCCCCATCACCGGAAAGCAGAAAATCGTCGTATACCTCAAAGGTGCGCTGCGTGCCCGCCGGGGTCTGGGAGAAGGACGCGATCAAAGCGCCCTTCCCGCGGCCCCAATCCTCGCCGGACTTCGTCGCGCGGCACTCAAAAGCCGTATAGGCGATGTCCGGCGAGAATGTGACGGTGATCGAGTCGAATCCCGAGACTGCCGATATCTTGTTTCCGGTGATGGAGAAGGTCAACTCCGGCGCGGCCATTAGGCTGCGCTCCACGTCCCGGCGGCGTTCTTGACGAAGACCTTCACGATCTTCACGCCGTCGCCGGAGGACGCTGCTTCGAGATCCGCGCCCTTGACGGTGACGTTGATGGCGGTGTTCTTCTTGTAGCCGCCCGCCGTGCCGCTGACGTTGGTGGAGCCGCCCGTCGTCGGGATCTGCGTGCCCGCCGTGTGCAGGCTGCTCGTCGCCGGGACGACGCGGACGGTGTATTCCTCAAAGTCCACATCGCAGACGAAGGAGAACGCCGCTGCGTCGTAGCCCGTTACCTTGGAAATGCGGCTCTTGTCGGGGCCGGTGATGGTCACGGCGGGGATCGAGGTGTTGAGCGTGATGGAGTCGCTGGCCGCAGTCGATTCGTTGCCGACGTCGTCGCGCACCTTTACATAGATCGTCTTCAGGCCGTCGCCGTCCGGGAGCGTAATGGATTTTGTTGCGGCGAACGTCTCCCACGACGCATCTGCTTCCTTTGCCGCCGCCTTTGTGCCCCAGATCTTCATCTGGTAGCCGGTCGTCGCCGCGTCTGTGACGGAGATCTTCGCTGTGACGGTCGCGCTGGTCGCGTACTGTGCGCCGTCGTTCAGTGTGATCGATAGCCCGGCAGGGGCCAGCGTATCCAGCGTTAAATTAAAAAAGCTTGCCATTCTGTTTTATCCCCTTTCTTCGCTTGTGAGTTCGATGTACAAAAAGCCGCCCGGCCTTTCATAGATGGTTTCCCCGCCCAGATGGGCGGACTTGATGCCCATGGAGCCGATGAACAGCTCCAGAATGCGTTTGATTCCTACTGTCAGCATATCAGCCCTCCACCAGATACAGTGTCCGCGCGTCCTTTTTGTCCAGCGCGTCATAGTCCGATTTTTTCAGCACGCGGATCTCATCGATCTGCGCCGATGCAATGCCTCCGCCGCCAGAGCCGCCGCCAGCACGCACGGAAACGTTAAAGGAAACGTCGATCGGATCGCGGTTCTTGAGTTCAAATTCAATGCCGCCCATCACAACACCGCCTTTGATAGCGCGTGCGCAACGTCGATCTGCTTGATCTCCGAGCCAATCACGTCACCGCTCTTGAATTTCACGCGCACCTGCATCTGGCAGAGCTTCGGGAGCCGAAAGGTCTCCTGCTGGGTGAGGGGAAACAGAAACTTTCCGTCCTCGTATCCGATCTCTCCCGGATAGCTCTTTTGCAGATAAAGCAGAGAAATTTCCACCTTTTCAACGCTTGCAACGTCCAGAGGCTGCCCTTTATTCTTGATGGTAACACTAAGGTTATACGAATCTCCCTGTACCAAATGCCGCACCTCCGTTCTATGTGCCGATAATCTTGCATTCTGCCGCCGCGATTCCGCTGAGGCGAATGTCCATACTGGTGATCGTTCCGGTGATCTTCGTGCCCCACGGCGTTGTGGTCTGCACGTAATCGCCCGGGGCTTCCTTGTCCACGATAATTTTGACACTGTGCGTCTGACGGCGCATATAGTAGTCAAAGACGTGCTGCGCGACGGCGGCAACGTTGTCGCTGTTGATCAGCGTAGCGTCGCGCACCTCAATGACGTTCGGCTTGGTCTGCGTGGTGGCGTTCGGATTGGCCTTGGACGTGACCGACGTCGTGTGATAGTAGGTCGTACCGCCGACCTCCACGCTCTCTCCGCTTCCGGACGTCGAATAGTTGTGTGCCGTCACGCGGATCTCCGTGACCGCTGCCGCCGTTTCAACGCTGCCGCCCGTGTATGTCCGGTCAAGTGGGATCGTGGCAGGAGAGGCCGCTGTGAGCCTCCGGACGCGCACGCCGCGTGACGCGCTTGTGTCAATGGTCGCGCGAAGCGCAAAAACGATCTGTTGCAGCGCTTCTCGTTTCGTGCAGTCCGGGATATAGCCGGTTACGGTCTCGTCTTTCAGCGCAGTGTCGAAGTCCAGCGTGAAGTGCGCGCCGAGAATCGAGGCTATCAGCTCCTTCGCGTTTTTACTGCTGTAGACCGCCGCCGCGAATGGCTCGTCGTCCAGAATGCCGAGCGCATCCTGGCAGGATACATCATAGAGCCGTTCGCTCGACCGGGACGAGCTCTTGATGTAAAACACGCCGATCAGCTTTGCGCCGTCGTATGCGCTGACGGGCTGCTTCTCTTGGAAGATGAAATCGATATCGTCCGAATTGTCGAGCGTGAAATCCAGCGTGTTAATTTCTACGTCGTCGGAAATCACGCTAACGCCCTCGGTGACGGTGACGCTGCGCAGGTCCTCCCGCTCGAATTCCCGGACGATGCCGAAGAAGATCTGTCTGAGTTTCGCGTACCGGTACGGCAGGCTCGTCTTTTTCAGCTCGATCACGAGTTTGTTGTATCCGGAGACAGGCTTTGCGCAGAAATACTTCTGGCCGTCCGGCGTGAAGTCCTGCGACGCGACGGTTGTCTCGCCGTTGTACCACGTCATGGTCAGGGCGCTGCAATAGTCGCCGGTGCCACCGTCAAAATAGAGGTAAATGCCGGAGCTTGCGAACGTGCCGTCCAGCGTGATGGTCAGCGTCGGGTTTGCGTCGAAGGTGCAGTCTGCTTTGCTCGGCTCGGTAGACCAGAAGGCCGCCCGCTCGGTCGTGAGGATCGGGCGGGAGCCGTCCAGCATCCACTGGTTCAGCTCGTTTGTTGCGACGATCACCGACTCTGTGCCATACGGCAGTTCCGGAAGGTCGGAGAAGGGCTGCGCAGCGGTGCTTGCAACGCTTGCCGCCGCTGCTGCGCCTACCGCTACGTCCTCATAGATCACGCGTACACTCATACCGGCGTCCTCTTGGGCTTCATGGCGACAAAATTGATCGTCAGATTGCCCCAATCATTGCGCCCGTCGTAGCTCCCGGTGAGCTCATCGTCGCCGTTTGCTACATAGGCGTCAAAGGTCATAGTCCCCTGCGCATATGGGACGGTCAGCACGTGGCTGTCGACCGGGGCAGAAATGCTCTCATAAAAATCATCGTATTCCTCCGGGTCTGACGATACAGGGTCAATTTCAAGGCTGTAGTTGTAATACGTGCCGATAATATCGCGGGTCATCGCGCCAGTCATGACGCGTCCTGCGTTGTCACCGTCGAGGACGGAGAACGACCGCTTGCAGCTCACGACGTGAAGATTGAAATACGCTTTGCCGTCAAGGCTCAGTGCGCTTCTCATGTCTTCACCCCCGCAAGCTTCACGCCGACGCGCTGCGTCTCCTCGTTGTTCAGCTGGTAGATCGCACGGCCCAGCTCCCGGCGGTCAAGCCGGAGGATGACGGTCATCTGCCGTCCTCCCGCGCCGCCGGTCTCGTTCATGGCCTGCTTGAACGCCTGCACCATTGTGGCAAGCGGCGTTTCGATATTCGTTCCGCTTTTCTGGTCTCCCAGCACAGCCATAAATTCCCGGTTCGGCGGGATGACCGCGCCGGAGGCGAGACGGGGGAGCGCTACGCGCGATACCGGCGTAATATTGATGCCGAAGGACTTTCCACCGATGAGCGGAACCCATTCCGGCATGTTGAATTGGATCTTATTCAGTGCTGAGATCAGAAGATTGATGCCGTCAATGATAAAATTGATTGCCCCTTCTACCGTACCGACGATGAGATTCCAGATACCTTTCAGGATATCGAGGACACCATTCCAAGCCTTCTTCCAGTCCCCAGTGAATACGCCGGTCAGGAAGGTAATAAGGCCGCTGAGGATCTTTTTCCATGCGTTGTACTGGTCGGAGAACAGCTTTCCAATCGTTTCAAAAATCGCAGCAAGTGCCGGGTTCTTGCCCTGCAGCCATGTAATAAATGCGCTCCACGCGTCTTTGATGGAGTTTACAATCGCGTTCCACGTCTGCTTAAGCCCTTCCCAGATCTGCTTTGCACCTTCCGCTGCAAGCTTCAGGTCTCCCGTAAACACACCCTTGAAGAACTTACCGAATCCGTCTATGATTTTTTTCAGCCCTTGAATCAGCTCTTCCCCGTGCCCGGTAAAGGAAACAAGTGCCACCAAAGCGGCAACAAACCCGGCAATCAGGAGCGGAATCCAGCTGCCCGTCAGGATGCTGATCCCGATACCGGCGGCAAGCAGTCCGGCGATGATGGTCAGTGTGTTTTCCAGCGTAAAGCCGTTTTCGATCACATCTTTGATCCCGACGACTAACATCGCAAGGCCACCCACCACGAGAGCGATTGCCGCAGCGGTCGGCCCAAACGCAAGGGCGAGTCCACCCGCAAGCGCCGCAAGACCGCCGAGCATACCGAGGAAGTTTGTCATGTCGATTCCGTTGTTCCACGCATCCAGCCAGAAATAGACGAGCGCGAACGCGCCAGCCGCAGCGAGCGCGATGCCGCCGACCTTGCCGAGGTCGTCGGTAAACATACTGGCGATCTTCCACGCAAGGAGCCCTGCAGCGATTGCCCCGACAATGCCAAGAATGTCGTTCAGTTTGTCTTCGGCAAGATCCAGATTGGAGAAATCCGGCGTGATCCCGCTCGAAGCGCCTGCTCCGCTCGTCCCGCCGCCGGGCGCCTGATTGCTGGTGATCTGATTGATCTCATCAAAGCTTGCCATGCTCTTGCTCGCGTCCTCTGCGGCAGAGCCTACGCCCTCCAACGCCTCTTTCTCGGCGTTCAGTCCCTTCGCGGCAGATACCTGCGCGCTCCAGCTTTTCCCGGACAGCATACCGAAAAACTTTGCGATTGCCGTCACGACTTGTGCCAGAATGTTGACCAGCTTCACAAAAACCGGGATCACGACTTCGAGGATCGGCTGCGCAAGCGTCAGAAGAGCTGCTTTTAGCTGCGCGATAGATGCACGGGCCGCCTCATTCTGCATGATCGTCTCCCCGAGCCAGCTGCGCAGCTGGGAAAGGCCGCGGGACAGGACAGTAAAGACCAGCGCGCTCCTCAGCACCCCGCTTAATCTTCTCCCGAATTTGTTCATGCTCTTTTCGACGCTTGCCGATACTTCCGCCATTTTAGCCGAGGCTCCGCTTGCATTTGTGATCTGCTGCACCAGCTCTCCGGCTTTGGTCTTTGCAGCGTCAAGCGCAGCGGTCTGGTTTATCACCTTGTCGGTGATCTTTGCATATTGACTCCCGAGCTTTTCCGCCGTTTTGTTTTGCTGCACCAGCAGCTGTTCCTGCTCTTTGATTTGTGCAGCAATCTCCGCCTGTCGAGAATAAGCGTCTATGTACTCCGCTGGATTAGCCGAAGCGTTTCCGGATGTGATGCCCTTTAGGCGGTCAGCCTCCGAGCGGAGCGATTTCAGCGCGTCTTCCGTCTGCTTTGCGGACTGAAGCGCAGCGTCCAGCTCCTTTTTAAGCCCGCTCTGCGTTCCGGTATCCTCATTCAGCTTTGCTTCCATCTTGTCGATTTTCGCAGACAGCGTATCCAGCTCTTTCTGTGCCTTTTTCGCGTCCGCGTCGACGGCGATCACAATTTTCCCATCTGCCATATTTTCACCACCTTTTCGGTTGATTTTTGTCATTATTTGTGTTATCTTCCAAGTAAGGAGGGAAGAAATATGAGTGATTGCATTATCCAAATCAGCCGGGACAATTCTTTTTACGGTTCTGGCCTGACCGTCGGCGTTGCATTAGATGGCTGTGATGTCGGCACGCTGAAAAACGGTGAAGAACTTCGAGCTGTGGCCGCTCCGGGCCAGCACGAACTTTCTTTTTACCGGTATCGCCGTCTGGATAAAACCATATCCTTTACCATTGCCGAAGGGCAACAGAATGCGTTTTTTACCATCAAGATTAACGCCTCGAACCGCGTTGACGTTGTTGGCGGGCTAAAAACCAAAAAGCAGGCGAAACGCCCCAGCGGCTGCCTGACGGCTTTAATCGTATTCCTCTGTCTTTTCGTCTTTATTGGCGCGGCCTTTGCTTCCTGCGGATCGTCCTCCAAGCCGAAAAAGGTCGGAACCTCAGTTTCTTCTTCGCAGCAGCCGCCGCAGCAATCCGATTCCGGGCCTGAAACATTTGGCGTTGGGGACCAGGTCGTTCTAGACGGCGTGGCGGTCACGTTGCTCAGTGTTACCGAGAATTCCGGCCAAAATTACGTCTCGCCGGATGATGGAAAGGTCTTTGTTCTGTGCGAATTCGAGATCGAAAACAATTCATCCCGCGATATTGCGTCCAGCACCATGCTTTCATTCGAAAGCTACATTGATGGCTATACAACCAGCCTCAGCCTCACCGCCATGATGAGTTCCGACGAGCCGCAGCTTGACGGCACGATTGCCGCCGGGAAGAAAATGAAAGGTGTCGTCGGATATGAAGCGCCGCAGGATTGGAGTGAGATCGAGATTCGATTCTCTCCAAGCTTCTGGGGTAGCGAAATCGTTTTCGAGTATAAAAAATAAGTTTTTCCTGCTGCCGCCCCTTAACCGGGGCGGCTGTTTTTTGTCCCGACTCCCCATACGGCAAGCAGGTCGGCTTCGGCCTCCGAGTATGTTGTCTTCAGATCGACGATATCCCGGTTGCGCCGGTAGAAATCCCTCTCCTGTTTGTCGAGACTCTTCCCTCTGGCCTTTTTATCGCGGATAGAAACCACCTGTGCATACAGGCAATCTCCGATTTCTTGATAGCACGATAGAAACGAATACCAATGCAGGTATTCCAGCGCCCTGACCTCGCAGCCCGCGATTCGGTTGATAGGCGCAATATAGAGATCAAAGTCCTGCGCCCATGACATGATCTCTGGCTGCTTTCTCTTCTCTCGATTCTCCTGCCCGTGGTCGATGAAGCGGAAGCACTGGTTCAGGGCTTCCTGATAGTCGCTGACGGGCATTTCTTCGAAGTCGGGATAGAAGATGGTCAGCGCCGCTTCCGCCTTGTCCCGCTCGTCCAGTTCCCTGTCTGTCAGGGCTTCGAGGATATCGAGGATTGCGCGGTAATCAGATTGGATCGCGTATTCTGTTCCGTCGACCTCAACAGAGGTCGGCAGGGAATAGATCACTTTCCCCATCTATCAATATATTTCGCGAACAGGGGGCCTGCGCGTTTTCCATCTATCTGTATATTTCGCAATCCTCGGGTTGGTCTTCTTCTGCTCTGCCGCGAAGCTCGTGTCGATCTGATCGATCACGGCCAGCATGAGGTTGCACCATACTGGCAGGCCGTCGGCCAGCGCGTAGACGTTCATAGTGCCGAACAGGTCTGCGCAGACAGGCTTGGCAAACAGGCCGTCGATCATGTCCCGCATTTCCGCGTCGCGGCGGCGGGCAATGGCGAAAATCTCCTTCTTGTCCGCGCAGTGGTCGACTTCGGCCTTATACGCCTCCTGCTTCCTGTCCAGCTCGTCAAAGGTGTTGAAGATCTGTTCGACAAATGCGCTGTCGGTCGGGTTGAAGGAGACTTCCGCCGCGTCGTTCAGCTTGAACGATACGATACCGGTTTCAAATTTGATTTCAGGCATTGCGATTCCTCCTTACGCTGCGTCTGGCGTGAAGGTAATAGCCCCGTTGGCGCCAACCGCCGCCGTGCCGGTCGTGCGTTTGCCGCCGAGCGTCACGTCGATGGGCATACCTACCGAGCCGCCGCCCTCGCCGCCGAGGCTGGACGGCTTGACCATAGACGCGTCGTAGCGCTCCGCGAAGACTGCCGTCTTGGCCGTTCCTGCATAATGATGGACGATCAGCACGTCCTGATTCGCCAGCGCAGCTGCGTTCTGCTGCTTGACCGCCAGATCCCAGATCTTCTTCAACGCCGCATCGCCCGCGTCAAGGTCGCACGGGTCAAAGCTCTGCGTGATAATCGGTTTCTTCATGGTGGTTCTGGTCGTTCCAAGGATATCCTTGCTGGAATCCTCCTGCCAGTCATACTCCATGCTGGAGTCTGTGACGCGAGTGCCGAACGGCGCCCAGGCGGGCGTTGAGGACTCGCCGGTGTTCAGATATGCAATCAGCAGCTCCCGGTCGATGGTCTGACCGGCCGTGGTATTAAAAGTAACTTCTGCCATAGTTAAATCACCTCATATGTCAGTTTCATTAGAATTTGATGATCCTCTGTGCCGTCCTCATACCGGGCGAACAGGGCCGAGCGGCTGACAGCTTCCATGCGCCGGACGCGCATCCCGTCGCCCAAATCCGGCGGGTTCTGCATGGCCCAATCCCCGAAGCGGTTCAGCATGGCGTCGCATTTCAGGCGCTTGTCGTTGCTGTTTCCGGGCTTGATGCGGGCGATGATCTTGAATTGATATTCCGCCTCGTGCCCTCCGAGGATGAATTTTCGTGTGATGTACGCGCCCTGAATGGTGGACAGGGCCATACTCGCCGAGTCGGCGGCGAGGAATTCATAATTAATCGTTGCGGCCGGTATGTCGTCGTCCGAGAAGGAATTTGCCCAGATCATCATCTTTCGGGAGATATCCTGTTCTTCCTCCGCAGATACCAGCCTTTTTTGCTTTTCAGCGTCCATTCTTCACCGCCTTGTCCGCTACACGAAGCCATTTATCAAGATTTTCAGCCTTTGACGCCTCGAACCAATGCGATTGCGCCTGATTGTGTCCTGACGTGTTGAACACAAGATTTTTGTCGGTCAGTACCTTTGTCCCGCCTTTCGGCGCGTAGGTGCTTCCGGTCTCCGGGTCTACCATGACTTTCCCGTAGTACAGGAACCTTGCGTATGGGCCGGGATAGATGATCGCATTCCCTTCCACCTGTGTTCTGCGGTCGAGGGAACCGGTCAAGAATGGCACATACGGGGCTGTGTCCTTTCTTGCCTGAAGTGCGACAATATGCTCCGCTTTGGTACACGCCTGCGCGATTGCCTCATGCAATTCATCAAAGCCGTCTGCCTTTACGCTGAATTTCAGCATATTAGGCCCCTCCGACTTCGAAGTGTCTCATGTCCTGGCTTCCAAAGTCCTTCATATCGACCTTTGTGACCTTGTAAACGTCGTCATAGAGCATTTCAAGCGCCTGCTCGGTCTTGTCCGGCTCCACGACTTCACCCTTGATAAAGAATGTCGTTCCGCCGTTGCCGTCCGTGGAGAGCGTCCAGATTCCGCTTTTATCAGTTGCACGCCAGAATTCTTGCGGGCCGACGTAGCGCTTTTCTGCGCCCGTCACGCCGTCTACAGCAACCGTAGAGAACGGAATGTACAGATTCACCGCATCCGCGCCCTCAAGCCCGCTCTGGCGGACGTTGGCCGCCTTGGAGGCTTCCAGCAGAACGCCGCGCAGGACGGTGATGTAGGTTTTCTCCACGTCCTTGAATGTCGCCGGGTCTGTCTCCTGCGAGACGTTGTAGATGGTTACGGTGTGGGGGAACATGGACACGGCCCATACCCCCTCGCTTTGAGTAATCCGGTCGGCCCGAGGTACGCCAGCACGATCTCACGGCGGCGCGTCTCTGTCCGCTGTATATCTGCCTGGGACAGATTTCGTGAACCAAAGCTTCGCGACCAGCCGCCGACCGTCTCGCTTGATACGGGCCTGTCGGTCGTGTAGACGAGACTGTCCAGCTTCCCAGCGTCCTGCTCCAGCTCGGCCAGCGCACAGACGCAGTTCTGGACGGCTTCGAGCTTGTCCCCGGCGGCGGAGCGCGCGCGGCTCATGGTGATGTAGTCGACGTAAGCCGATGCCTTGCGGGCGAGGCCGCAAAATTGCTCTTCATCCAGCGCCGTCCCACGGTACACGGTCGCGTAAAACTCATAATCGGCGTAGATCATGCTGCGCCCTCCTTCCGGTCAGCCTCCGCACCCGTCACGCAGGCGCGGAGGCTCGATTTTACTTGCTGACGTCTGCGCCGATGAACAGGCCGTAAGGATCGGGCACGACCGGGATAAACAAGCCGCTTGCCTTTGTCCAGGTGGTCTTCGGGTCTGGCGTTTCCCACTGGGTAATGGTGATATACTGCTGCGCACTCTTGTCGGTGTACGGACCATAGCCCTTTTCTTCCGGCGTCACGCCCCACAGGCCAACGCCGAAGGAATTGGCCGTACCATTGGACAGGAATGCAACCTTGTCCTCCGGGAAGAAGCGGTACGTCTTTTCCGTGCCATTTGCAGCCTGCGCCTTATAGCGCTGGTCGTTGGTCGTGATCTGGCCGAAGCCGAACAGCTCGGTAAAGAGGCTGCGCAGTTTCTCGGTGGTGACATATGTACCAGCGCCGACCGTGCCGTACACGAGGGTCTGAATGCCCTTGTTGGACGCGAGCTTACGCAGGATCTTCGTACCGACGACCATTTCGCTCAGCGCGTGGCCGGATGCCGCCGCCTGATCTGCGATGGCCTGAAGCTGGCCGATGATATCAGCGTCTGCGCCGAAGTCGATCTTGAAGCCGATGTTTGCGGACGGAACGCCGTAATCGACGGTCATGTTGAGATTGTTTTCCTTGATGGTCATCTTGCCGGTCGCGATAACTTCCATTTTCGCGACCTCGGTTCTGACCTTGACCGCATCGGCCATCAGGCGCATATCGTCGAAGACGTAGCTCACAATGGCGTTGTCAGCGTATACGCCGTTTTCGTTGAGCAGCTGCACCCGCTCGGACTGGTTGATCTTGCGCTTGATAAACAGCTTCTCAACCTCGGTCTTTTCGAGCGCGGGGCGCGTGGCGATCTCTGCCTCGGTGTCAAAGGCGTGGACGGTCGCCATCGTGGGGATCTGTGCGCCGTTTGCGAGGCGCAGGTACTCGGCCTTGAGGCTTTCGGTTTTCTGATCCGGGAACAGCCGGTCTCCGAGGTAGGCCGGGCGCGCGACGGAAATGTTCTGCGAGAAATCCAGACGGTCAGCGTCGGAAATCAGTTCAAGAATGTCAGGCATGGTGTTTTTCCTCCTTCTTTAGGGTGTAGTCCACACGGGGTACAGGGTCACATTGCCGGTCATTTCGACCTTGGAGACGGCAGCGCCGCCCTTAGACGTGCTCCAGCCGGTCTGGGTGTTGCCGCTCTTGGTCAACGGGTATTCGGTCGAGACGTCGGCATAGGAGCCCTCTGTGTAGACGTTCTCGTCGACGGGCGGCGTGCCGCTGCCGTCGTTTTTGTCGTATGTCACGGTATAGCCGCGCGTGATCTCCGGCGCGTCAACAAATGTGAAGCCCTTGCCGGACAGCGCGGTCTTTGCTGCGGAGGCCAGCGACAGGCGGTCTGCCAGCACACGGCCCGCGACCATCACGGAGCCGGGCATATTGCCGTCCGTCACATCGATATCCTCAAACACGATGCCGACGGCGTTCGAGTTGTCGGACGGAAACGGCGTACCGGCCTTGACGATCTTGTATTTGCCGTCCTGTACGCCCATCGACGCGGGGATCTCGCGGGTTTTCAGAACGAGGCCGACTTCGCTTTCGAGGAAGTTCGGTCTGACTTCTGCTTTTGTGTTTACAACGATAGACATTTTTCAAATCACTCCTTGTTTGGTGTCTGCGCAAACTGCGCGTTGAACTGCTGCGCGTACATTGCGCCCTTGCTCTTTGCCGCCGGTGCGCCGCCCTGGCCGACGGGCTTGACGAATGTGGGCGTGGGCTTATCTGCCTGAAACGCAGTCGGATCTGCTTCGAGCTGAGCCTTGTGCCACTCGTCGAAGCCGGTCAGCTCGCCGTCTTTCAGTTCAAGGTGTTTCTCCTTGAGGTCTGCAAGGTAAGCTTTCTCGGCGGCTTTGGAAGAGAACTTGACGCCCTTGGCCGTAATCGCGCGGTTCATGGCGTCGGCGTAGTCCCGGCTTGCCAGCTGCGCCTTGTAATCTTCGGTTTCCTTGGTGTACCGGCCCTGAAGGTCTTCGAGCTGCTTGCGGACGCTCTCGGCGTCCCCGCTGGACTTCCGCAGGTCTTCGATGTCCTTGTCGCGGTCGGCCAGCTGCTGCCGGGCGGCGTTCAGGTCTTCCTTGGCCTGGTCCGCTTTTTGCTTCTCCCGGCCGATGTCGCGGCTGTTCTCGTCAAGGATCTTGTCGACGGTATCCTTATCGAGCCCCAGTCCTTCCAAAAAATCTCGCTTCATGGGTTCTCCTTCACAGCTTCGCTTTGTTCTCGCGGGTCGCGTCCGCTGCTGCCCCGTAGTTTAGCGACTTCGGGCCGGTCAAGATTTGATAAAACAAAAAGAGCCAACTACTAAGAAAACCTCAGTAGTTGGCTCATCGTGCCATTCCGCGCGCTCGATTGCGCTGCGGTATCTGTATTATTTTTTCAGCTCTTCCGCCTTGATGATCTGCGCCTTGACTGTCCCATCCTTCATGCGTTTCAGCTGAACGCGGAACCCGGCGGCAAGCGCCCGCTCAATGGCGGCTTTCAGTTTTTCGTCAATCATATAACACCTTCATTCTCTCCGGCTGCTCTGGCAGCCCTGCGGCCTTGCTAAAATCATGGTATTTTGTGTTCAGGCGGCGCAGCTTGGCTGTTGCGGCAGTCTCCTTATCCTTTTGGCCTGATGCTTTGTAGGCTTTTTTCAGTTTTTTTTGCTTTATGATTTCCCGCTCAAGCCTGCGCTGCATCTGGGTTGCTTCATATGCAGTATATTTCTTCCCGTCGAACTCACAGCCGAGGCCGTCGTCGATGTGCTCCAGCTGCTCTTCGGAATAGGTAGGCTCCATAATGCCGGGTAGAAATGCGTGTTTGTAGTGGCGGCAATTTGCTCCGGTCAGGCCGTCTACATAGCCGTAGCCGGTCGTCTCCACGAGATCCTTGTACTGCCCAAGCGGGTCAGGCTCTCCGTTTTCGCTTTTATAATAAATTTTCCCTTGCCAATCCTTGTGGCTCGACCACGGGGACGGGCCGGGCTTGTCTCGTGCGCCGGAGTGGGCTGTGATCTCAAAATACCTGGTATCCAGATATTCCGCCGACTGGTCGGAATACTTGTCGCAGATTTGCGCCACGCCCGTCATAACGGCCCGGCGGGCGGCCACGTCGATTTGATCTGTGTGACCGCTCTCATAGTCTACGACTTTGATTCCGCTCTCTGCCAGCTGCTTGACGGCGTTGGCAATCGCCTGATTATAGCTGATCGCCCCGCTCTGAATTTGCAGCGTTGACGAATTTAAGGCCCACTGATATGCTTGCGCAGGCGGAAGCATTCTCTGGCCATTGTCCACTAAAAACCCCAAAGATTGCGTCAGATTTCGGAATTCTCCGAGCGTCTGCCTGCGGATCGCGTCGATATCGGAGGCGTCTACCAGCCGGTCAGGCTTTGTCACATCGGCCAGCGTGATAAGGCCGTTGTAATAGCGCTGATTGCGCTCTACAACGTCGTCCAGCAGCTTGTTCAGCTTTTCCTCGCCGATATCCGCCGTCTTCTGGATCTCCTTTCTGATCTTCTTGAGGTCGATGCCGTGTGACCGCAGCGCCCGAATATCCTGCACCGTTACCTCGTTCAGCTCATCCGCAGCTTTAAGCCGGGAGCAGATTTCTTCCAGCAGCGTTATTTCAAGAGCACGGAACAATTCTTCCAGTTCTTCCGGGAGGGCGTCAAGTAATTCAGGAGTAAATGGGTATTTCATTTGTTATTTCTTGCGCCGCCATTGCTTTTTCTTCCCATCCCATGATAAGCCATTGGCTTTTGCAACATTGCGCAAATTGTACGTTTGCCCCGAAATCGATTGCACCTTAGACCAGTCAATACCAAACGTTTCCCCGTTTATTGCCCCGGCTTGAATTATGTACTTCGTGTTCACAGTTCTATTTGTTTTTGCGGTTTTTTCATAAGAATCCGCTTTTGCATAGCTGAATGTCAGGTTTCCGTTTCCATCCGTCTTCGCTTCCAAGATTTCGTCGTGATGGTATGCAGGGCTCCACCCTCTGGCTTCGCGCATATAGGATTCTATTTCCCTCGGCTTGCCTCCAATAATGGTTCCATCTTTGCTGCCTCCGGCAGGGATTCTTCCGGATTTTCCGCGGTCTCCAGCTCCTCCTGCGCCTCCACGTCCGCCCATTTTGCTTTCCTCCGTTTCACAATATCATCATAGTGCGGCTTTACCCGTATCAAATTCCAGTCGCATTCTTCCGGCACTTTCCCGTAGAATATCACCCATTCCGGGGATAGCCGTTTCATCATTTCTTCGTAGCCGCGCAGGAACAGGCGCTTGCTTTCAGCGTTTGCCTGCGTTCCCACCGAGGAAACCGCCACAACACCGCCGACAGGTTCACCGTCAAAGCACCAGTCATAACTATTCTCATCGCTCCATGAGATTGTCGGATAAACCGTCATGCCGTGAAGCTGCCAGTATGCTGCCAGCCAGTGCTTGCGGTAATGGTTGTATACCTGCATCGCAAGCGGCATATCTGTGTAGGTGGAGAAGTCAGGCGCGCACACCGCCGCAAACTGCAACAGCTTCGGAATGTACTTGTCCGGTGTGTTCCAGTAGCGGATAAACTGATAATCGTCCACGAAGAAATGCACGATTTTGCTTGCAGGTTCTTTCTCCGCATAGTGATAATTCACCGGGATAAATTCGCCCTGCGGATATATCTTAATTGGCTCGATCTGAGGAATTCCGTACTTCCCGACACCGGGAAATGCAAATTTATCGAGATTCTCAAAATTAATCATTTCTTCCCGTGGACAGCTATATTAAATGCTTTTTTCTGCCACTCTGGAGCTTCCTTTTTCATCGCCCCGCCCTTGCTTGCAATCTTCCTGTAACGATCATACACAACTCGCGCATAGACCGCTTTTTGCTTCTTCCCCTCTTTGCTATCTGCCTTTATGCCCGTTTTGTACCCATCCAACAGCTGCTGGTAAAAGCTATCCGGCATGATTTTGGCTATCTCGTATATTCGTGGGTTTATAGCTATTTCGATTGTTTTATTTTGGGAATCATAAGAATAATATACCTTGTGCGATTCTTTCTCGTATACATCCTTGTATTCCGAATACGGCACCCTAATTCTTTGCTCCGTAGGGATAGTTGCGCTGGAGTTTGCAGTCCCGCCTCCTACACCGGCTCTTCCTCCCCCCGCGCCAGTTCCGCCTCTACCGCCCATTACTCTACCTCCTGTTGCTGTTCCGTTACCATGTCCTGTGCCTTCGGCAGCATTGCCTTTGCAGTCGCTTCGTCCTCGCCGTACCATTTTGCGCGGTATTCCCAGTGGTTCAGAATTCCATCAGCGAGGTCAAGCCGGTCGTTTGCCCGCTCTTGTTCCTTCTTCTCAGCGTCGTCAAGGATGGAATCGCCCCAGCTGTAATCAGTGCTGTACGTCCCGGCAGGCGCAAGGTTGTAGAGCGTCGCGTATGTATCGAGCGCGTAGAGCAGACTGTCAAACGTATGTTCAAGCGCCGTTTGAATGCTGTCGATCAGCACATATTTGCGCTGCTTACTGTTGCGGATCTCCGTCGCCGTCTTCTCGATGGTCTGCGGATCGGAAATATCTCCATAAGCCAATCCGACGTTGAACTCGATACGGCGAAGCGTATTCTGGAAACCTCGGTAGATTGCTTCGTCGCGGATCTGCGGCTCGATGTACTGAAAGAATTCGCCGCTAGGGGAGAACGGTCCTAGTTCAAACATACGCTTGTTGAACATATCCGCAGTCGAGCTCGTGCCATCCATCAGGACTTTGCGCTCGCTGGAGCGATATTCCCAGCGCAGGCGCTCCCACTGCTCATCGGCCTGCTTGATCAGCTGCACAGTCGCTGCGTCTCCGTATACGGACATTCCGCAGGGGCTGTTTGCGTCCGTTGTGTTGGCCGCAGGCGGGCGGAAGTACGCGAAGAGCGGCCCGCTCATATTCTGGATCGCGATCTCCGGCTGAATGTCCGCCCATTCCGGGACGGCGTTCAGGGGCGCTTCTGCGCCGACTGTGCCGGAAGCGTCGCTGTAATACGCTTTATTGCGGATCGTGTATGTCGTGCCGTCCAGCTCGTGCGATTCGAGGCGGATATAATACTTCCCGCCCACTTTCGCGGGCTTGTCCCGGAAGACGCCTCCGATGCAGCACCCGGCAGGATCAAATTTCGTCGGCTGGAACGCCGCCGCGCCGGTCACGTCGACCAGCAGCTGCTCACCGTAGATATACGGCTTAAATGCCACGCCGCCGAGCGCAAGTCCCAGCTCTAAGGCGCTGTGAAAATTCTCTTCCGCCCGCTCAAAGCAGTCTTTCAGATAATCCGCACGGGCGCTGCCGGTGATGTTAGCCGTCAGCTCGGCCAGCGTCGGTCGCGCGATCTCCCGGCAGATCGCCGCCGGAAGCCCGACAGCAATGACATCGCACGTCTGCCAGGGTGGATTTCCAATAAACATCGCGTACCAGAGGCTTATATTCTGCTCCATCTTCGGGCTGACTGCCGGAGATACGCCGAATTCCCGCTCGGCCACCGCCTGCGGGAAAAGCATATTCCGGAACCACCCTCGAATGTTTGTCAAAATGCTCATTTCTTGATTTCTCTCCTCAAAACGGTCATGCAAAAATAGCGGATACTATCGCACACGTGGTCGTTTTCTTTTATCACGCGGTCTTCGCCTGCGTCTTTGTCCCAGCTATAAAGGCCAAATTCCCGAAACGCGTTTTTGCAACTCTCATGGAATTTGATTATGCCGCTTTTGATGCAGGCCCCCGTGAAGCGAATGCCGTCCAGCACGGCATTGTTTGCTTTCCATACAGAAAACTTTCCGTGCCGCCGGATGCACTCGGCAAAGGACGCTGCCGATGGGTCGAGCACGACACGCTCAATGCGGTATCCGTCCGCGAATGCCTCTAAATCCTGATAATATTCTTCGTCAGTCTTCTGCCGCCCACTCTCGCGCCCGCTGTGGTAATATTCTTTCTCCATGACGGCCTTGCCGCCATATTCCCGCCACAATGCAAAGACGGTAGGGTTCTGTGTGCCGTAGTCCGATGAGATCCAGTACCGCCCCGGCCCGCCCCGCTCACTCGTGACGTTTCTGGCCCGATCAAACATTGGGTAAACCAGACCCTCGGCGATTCTCCAGAGGCCGAGAATGTAGCGGTCGTAATAAACCGTCCCTTCGTATTCTTTTTTCAGATTTTCTTTAAAAGATTCCGGCAGGAACGGATTGTCGTCGATCGTGTATGTTTGGCTGAAAATGTCCGCGTTGCTATCGAGGAATTTTTTCAGCCAGTGGTCAGGATATTGCGGGTTGAACGTCCCGTCAAAGCAAGAATACTCTTTGTCTAGGCGGCTTTTCAGCAGCGCGAATACTTCTTCTGACCAATCCGCAACCTCGTCGCCGTAGCAATATTTAATCGACGCACCGCGGATCTTTGACACCTGAGAAACCTTTTCCGCGCCGAGGCAATAGCACTTTTCTCCGAAAATCCATGCTGTGTTATCGCTGGAAATCGTGCCGACAAGCATATCGCCGTACAGATTCCGCATCGGCTCCAGCACATTCCGCTCAATCGTGGATTTTGTTACGCCGAGAATGACGGCCAGACCATCTTTTCCGATTCGCTCACGAATCCGGATCGGTATGATCCATCGAAAATCGAGGTAAGTCTTCCCGCTTCTGGTGGCTCCGCCCTTGAAATTCCATCGATGCGTCCCGTATTTTACAAATTCACGTTGTTTCGGACTTAACAGCATCTTGGAACTCCTTCAGCATCGAATCAAGCTTCTCCATTGTCGTCCTGTTGCGGTCGGAAGCAGCTGCGTAGCGTTTCATAAGGCTGTCACCGGCTTTCAGCCGGTCGGATAGCGATGCGTCCATGCCGAACTGGTCTTTGATCTCCCCGCGCATGACCGCAGTGTAAAATTTCAGAATTTCGTTTGAATCCGCGACCTGCGCCGCTTCCTGTTCGTCCAGCCTGCGCTTTATATACGCAGAAATAGCTGGTTTTGATAGGTTTTCTGCCGCAATCACTCTGCATGATGTTTCTTTGTACCCGGCCTTTTTCGCTGCTTCTGTCGCGTTCCCGGATTTCAGATATTCTTCGCAGAATCGTCTCTGCTTCGGCGTAAGCTTTTCATCCGCCATCGCTGTAAAGTCCGGCCAGTAGCTTCACCACATCCGCAATCTGGTACGTTTCCAGCAGAGTGACGTTCTTCGGCTTTTCATCAGGTCGATATTCGTAAACCATGTATTTCGTCACCATCCTGTCGTTTTTCGCGGAATAGATCTGCATTTGATTGATTTTTATTTTGATTCCGTTGTACAAGAGTGCTGTTTGCAGCTTGTGTGCAAGGGCGCGCAAACTCGCCATAGCCGCTCCTTTCTGCCTCGTTCTTTCGTTCTCGTGTCTCCGTGTGTGAATAAATATATTTATTCACACCGGAGAACACGAGAACAGGAGGAGGAGGTTTCCGCAGAACGCTGCGGTGCCGATGAAGAAGGGCGTAGAGTTGATCTCTACGCCCTTATAGTAAATGTTAAATTTGGCTCTGGGACGCAGACTTTTTCATAAAAGCCCTCTTTTTTGCCCCACAAGGCGAATAAATTGCCTGTGCCATTCCTGCGCGGTGCGTTCGGACACATAAACCGCCATCGCAGCGCCCTGTAAGGTGTGCGTCCGCTTCCAAAGAACCAAGTCTATGAGCCGGAGTCGCTCCGCGCCGTCAACGAGCTGTTCCGTCTCCGCGATTGCACCCTCAACGGCAGCACGCTCGGCCTTCGTCATCAGCCCGCCGCCCTTATAGCTGCGAATCATCCATTTTGCATAGGCCCACCAGCCGTATCGCGGCGTGCTCATCAGTAATGTTGCCTCCCCTCCCGCTTTGCGCGGTTCGCATCGTGCAGCGTCCGCATACAGCCCCTTGTCGTTGCATATCTCGCCGCGTCCTTTGATTGCTCCTGCTTGTATCTGTCCGCCTCCCGGCGGAATGCTATGTATCGGGTGCAGTCCGTGTGACAGCCGGTGTGCCTGTCCGCACAGCCTTTGCACGGAGCCTGCACCGGTGTAAGCCCTAGATTTCCCTGCATTCGTCCACCCTCACACATACGCGCTTGCCGTTTACCGCAACGACGTAGCCCGTCCGGTTTGTCCTGTATTTGTATTTCTCGGCGGGATACACCCGCCCGCAGACAGGCCGCATTTCTGGATATACCGGGATCGAGCACGTAATCAGGATCCGCACGCGCTCCGCCCGGCCCATCACGGCGTCCCTATGTGCCGTCCATGCGCACGCCTCGCTGCAAAAATTGTATTTTGCCTTGTACTTCGACGGTGCGCGCATAAACGTCTTCCCGCAGGCATCGCACGTCAGCTGCATCGGCGGTCTTGGTGGCTTTCGCTGCATCTTGCTCATAGCTTTACCCCCTTGATGTACTTATCAAAATATGTTACCGCAACGGCCATAGCCGCCCACATATCCGCAGAGAAGCCGTAGAAGAAGCCGGGATTCTTCTTCGTGCCCTTGCCGAAATTCGGCTGGCCGGGCGCGTAGCGGTCAACGAGGGCCTGCCGGATGTTTGCATCTTTGGCAGATAGCGAGCCGCACAGATCAAGCTTTTCTTCGCGGCGGTATATCCGTATTGGCTCGTAGCCTCCCGCCCTCAATGCTATTTCCCAAAACCGGCCAATCCATACGCAGGTGTCAAAAACTTCCTGCCCGACCGCCATTCCCATGCCCGCGATCATCTCGATTGCAACGTCATAGCCGTTCCCGTAAAGCTTCTGCGCGATCAGCGGCAGCAGCACGTTGTTCTCGATCTTCCCGGCCTCCAGCACGCGGCGAATTTCTTCTCCGTCGTGCTCGACCACCACATAGCCGGATTGCGTATTGCCGGGGTCAATCGCCAGAATTGTTCCCATCAGGCCACCCCCTTTGTTCAAAGTCTTTGCATTCCTCTCCGGAAAAGAACCTCCGTTCCAATTCCTTCTCCGAGAACCGTTCCGCCTTGTGTTTCAAGCACCGGTACGGATAAACTGCGTTGCAGGCTTCAAAATCTTCCAGTGCCTTCGCGCGGCTGATGTATTCGTCAGGCATCTTCGTCGTCTCCAAAGTGCTCGTCGTATTCTTCTGGCGTGATAAACTGAATATCGTCACCGGTATAGCCGAGCCTGTCGAGGCACAGCGGATTGCGTCTACCGTGACCGGCACGGGCTTTTTGGGGCGCGTGTAAAACATCTTAGACAGCCAAACCGTATCGCCCGGTCTGAGCCGCTTACTGTCCATATCCTCATACGCTGCGAGACGTTCCGCCATCTGGACGAGTTCGCCGATCGTCGCATAACCCAGCGCGTGACCGTTTACCAGCACGCAATCCTCATCTCGGCTTGTCATCCGTTCCATCCTGCTTCGCCTCCTAAACTTCCAAAATGGAATTTCCAGCCGGAGGTTTCGCGTCAGCCGCAACCGCTTCGGTCTCGCTCAAAAATACTCTCACACCGATCTGGTCCACAGGGATACCGATATCCACAATTTCCCCCGGAACAATGATGCTTGCTGATATTCTTGTAACCTCATGTGGTTGCACGCCAATGCAATCTCGCGCGTTATTTTTGTATGTCTTAAACCACACCGTATCGCCCACCTTGCACGGCAGCACCACCACGCGCCCGTCCTTGTCGGCCTCGGCAAGCTCGCGGATGTGCTTGAGCAATGTAAGCTGCTCCGTCAGCGTTTTTGATTCTTTCAGCGCGTAATCAAACAGTTTCCCCAGAGCGGTTACTTCCTCCGGCTCAAGCCACGTGTCCTCGTAGGCTTTCAGCCGACAATAAAATTCCATCGCGTGCTCTCGCACCGCGGCTACGTCAATCACGCTTCTGCGTGTCGTGTGCTCGTCCACCCGAACATCAGGTATCGTCAGCCGTCTCATAGTTCTTCCTCCACATACCGCCAGCTCTGCGGCGGGCGGGTGATGGGCCCGGGCGCAAGGCCGTATTTTGTCTGCCGCAGGCCGGTAAACTCCCACAGATCGCGCGGGTGATCGTAAACGCGCAAATCTGAGATGTGCCAGCCGTAGCCGGTGGCAGCTCCGAGATACCGGTGCAGCTCCGCAGGCTCTAGGCAGGTTGGCCGCGCAGCATCCGACGGGATCCTTCCCGCGCCGTTAATGTTGATGATCTGATCGCACAGAAATTCCCCGATAACCTTTTGCCGCTTATCCCATAAGCCAGTGGTCGGCGCTTTTTCCGTCTTTATGAAAACCGTCTTGCCGTGATACGTCTCTCCATAATTCTCATCGCCGTCTTTCATAATGGTGAGTAGCTTTTCCTCCGGTTTTGTGCAGTAGATATAGCACTTAAACGGCGTATCCATCTTCGGGCGCGTCTTGCGCACCTCGATCGTTTTCTCACCGCTTATGATCTTTTCGCACCACTTCGGGCGAATGCTGATTAAAACAGCTATCATGCCTTGTCTCTTGCCTCCTGTTCCAATTCTGCGCGGAACCGTTGTTCCAGTTCAAACACGCCGCGCGGCTTGCCTTTGTAATAGCCTTTCATTGGCCTGTCTATTTTCCGTTGCAGGTCTTTCAGGCGCTCCCAGTATTCCGGCAGGTAAATACACATATTCCGCAGTTCCCGCAGGTTCTTGTTGCAGCAGCACCAGCACGAAACACGGTCCAGCACGTCATAAAGGCGGATCGTGCCCTCCAGCCACGAAAACCCGTTTTCATAGCAATATGCCATGGCGTCGGCTTCCGGCATGCCCCACTCCGCCAGCGGGTGCAGTTTATACGGCTTCCGTTCTTTTTCCAGTCGCGGCGTTTCGTCGGCAGCTATGCCAACGTAAACCATAGCGTCCCGCGCCTCCGCGTACCTGTCTATGGCTTTCAGCTTCCCCGTGGTTCCCCAGCGGCAGAGGCCGCCACACCAGCCATAACCTTGGTGTGTGCCTTTCTGCTTACTGCAAACCGGCCTTTCCAGCATATCAAACAGGAACGGGTTTTCCGGCTCCAGTCTAGTGTACTTGATCCCCAGCTGCTCCAGGCTGGGTAGCATTTGATCCCGTGTGTGGTAAATCGCCTCAAACTCCATTCCGGTATCGTAGAAAACCACCTCATTCAGCGGGTAGCCCTTGGCAATCAGCATTAGGAGCATGGCCAGGCTGTCCTTGCCCCAGCTGACACTTGCAATATGCCATTTCATTCCGCTTTTGCACCTCCAAACGCCGCCAGGTCGAAACAGGTCTGTTTCCCAACGTGCTGGCACCACGCCCATTCCAGCATGGCGCCGCGGCTGTACACCATCAGCTTCTCGCCCTGGATCTCCATCCGGTCGGCCTCGATGTTCGTCAGATCGTGGCAGCAATCGCAAACAAATCTCATGCCTTATCCTCCTTGTTTTCCGCAAGCATTCGCTCGACCGCCTCCAGCTGGAACGCATCAAGTTCGTCCCCGTGGCGCTGTACGCCTTGCTGCAATCGGGCGGCGCCCTTTGACACCGGCCCCATCACCCTATCCACAGCTGCACGTTCCAGCGGATTCAAATCGTCATGATGCCCCTGCACGCCGTAGCCGGGCTTTGCAGCGCGGCCAAGCGCCGCAGGGCGTGTGCTGGCCTCTTTCAGCCAGTCAAACACGATCCCCTTGTAATTTGCGGCCATAGAACGGGTTATCACGTCGATCATGGCTTCCTCGCCGTATTCCTCCGCAGCCTTTGTGATCTGCGTAACAAGGCTTTGCAGGCCGACAGGCTTATACTCCTCCCGTCGTTCGCCCTTGTACGCCACCCATTTTTCAACTGCTTCGCGCAGCGTGGGGGGTAGGGGGGAAAGAATACTGTCCTTGTCCTTTTCCTTTGTCCTTTTCCTTTGTCCATAGCTTTTTTTGCTTTCCTCGGAAAGCATTTGCTTTTTTTGCTTTTCGTTGCTTTCGTCAAAAGCATTTGCTTTTTCGGATTCAGGCCGACCGCCCTGCTTTCCTGCCTCACTTCTGGACGCGGAGACGGCTTTTTGCGCCGCTACGGATTCGTCAATGTCCCGTCGAATCGCAGGCCAAATGAAACGTTCACTCCCGCTGAACTCTGGCTCTGCTCCCGACTCGCGATAATCCATCGCAGCCAGCACCAAGCGCCCCACCTCAGCGGCACTGTACGCCTCGAAATAGCTCCTGTAACTCAGCCACAGCTTGACGTATTCCTTTTTATCTCCCATCCGTCAGCCCTCAGAACGGCAGGTCGTCGGGTTTCTCGATCTCCATCTGCGGCATATCCGGCAAAGAGAACGGAACCGGCGTTGTGCTCGGCAGCGGCTTGAACTCCGAAGAGGCCGGTGCAGCGGCAGAAGCATTCTGCCCGTCCCGCTTGCTGTCGCCGAAATAAACGCTTTCTGCAACGATCTCCGCCGTCTTGCGCTTATTCCCTTCTTTATCCTCCCAGTTGCGGATCTGCAAACGGCCAGACACGACGGCCATCCGGCCCTTGGAGAAATACTTGCTGACGAACTCAGCCGTGCCGCGCCATGCGACGACATCCACGAAGTCCGTTTCCTTCTCCGCGCCCTGCGCCGCGAAATCGCGGTCGCAGGCAAGCGTGAAGGATGCAACAGAATTTCCGCTTTGCGTCTGCCGAAGCTCCGGGTCACGGGTCAGGCGGCCCATCAGGACGATTTTATTCAGCATTTGCGTTGCCCTCCATGACCTCACCTGTAGTCTGGTCAACAGGCATATTGTCTACCATTTCCGCATCTGCGACAACAGTAGGAACGCTGAACATATCGTCGCTGATCTCCGTCTTGATCGTGCTGTCCTGCGCAATCTGCCGAACAAATTCAGACTTCATCGGCGCGTATTTCAGAACTTTTTTCAGAACGGTCTTCTTTGCCATCTCTTCAAAGTTGGTCTGCCACGGGCCGGAGCCGTATGCCTTGCTGTACTTCTGCGCATGGGCGCGAACATCGTCCAGCGTCATGATCTCGAAGCCGTAGCCGCCGTCCTTTGTCTTGAACATCGCCCAAACGTTCACCGGGTCGCCGCGATCTCCGTTCAGCTTCGGGATAAATTTCAGGCTGCATTCTGTGCCATACTCGGCAATCAGCGTATCGTTCGCGTGTCCGACTTGCGCCTGGATCGTCTGGATCTCGCCGGAGCGGTATGCAAGGTCGATCATGCCCTTATAGCCAAGCTGGAACTGGCATTCAAGGCGATTCTGCTTGCCGTTCCAGTACGGGATCAAATATGCCTGTCCAAGCGGCGTGTTCGGCTCCAAGCCAAGCTGCGCGGCGGTCATCATTGCGCCGAGGAAAGATTGCGGCGTACACTGCGCCAGCTTCGGATTCGTGGAAAGTGCAGAAAGCGTGATCCGCGTGAACCGCTCCGGCGTCATAACGGAGGGAAGCGCTTTCTTGATCTCGCCCTCCATCTGCTTGATATACTGCTGCATTGTCGGATTTCCGCCGCTCTGTGCCTTCATAGCCGTCTGCGCGGTTGCCTGCTGGATTTTGTTCATGATTCTTCCTCCTGTTTCATTTCTGTAATTTTGAATGGCCGGGCCTGCACCGTTTTATAGAACGGTGCCAAATCGATATCCGGGTATGCCTCTTTAAAGGCTTTGGGCTGGAACGTCTGCCGGTTTTGCTGCTTCCAAGAGACGTTGTAGCCGTTGCAGGCGGCCCGCTCTGCCGTGCCCATATCGAGCTTGATCGTGTTTTCGATCTCGCGGCTGCGCTCCGCCAGTGCAGCCGCCTGACGTTTGATCTGCATATACTCAGCCAGCAGCTGTTCGCGTCCGAACAAATCAAGCTGTTCGCCGCTGCTGTCGGCATAAATCGTGCTGATCGCGTCCGTCGTCGCCTCCGAACCGTCTGGTGCAGGCGGGGTGTCTTCCTCGACGCACCGCCAAAAAAGCTTCTCCGCCTCCATCAGCGCGGAGATTTCCGCCTCATCGCGCTCGAGCGTGTATGTAAAGAATCCGCGCCCGAATACGAGAACCGCCAAATACCAACGGTCAAGGCCAGTGACAGCCAGATAGTGCACGCACTGGCAATAATATTTCTCCGGGAAATCCACACCGTTGAACTGCCGAATGTCAAGCGTCGAGGTTGTCTTGCATTCCAGCCCTGCATTTTCGCTGGAAATTCGCCTGTCAATATCTGCGTGCGCCCACGGATACGCGGGGTTCCGAATGATGTAGTTGCAGCGCCGCACCTTTTTCCCGGACGCTTCCTCAAAACGCTTCGCAACATACTCTTCGAGATCTCTGCCGATCCGCATAGCCTCTGTGTCTTCCTTTTCCGGGAGACGCCCAGTCTTATCCATCCATACCGTGTACGGGCTTGCAAAGCGGCTCATTCCGATAACAGCCGCCGCGTCACTCCCGCCGATGGACTTTCTGCGTTCCTCCAGCCATTCTTCGCGGCTCATCTTCACAGTGGAGATTGTATCGAGCATTTACTCTACCTCCTGTTTCATCTTTCCCACCAGCCACAGCGGCGGGAACAAATAACGGTCTTCGTCCTCCGGCTCGTCCGGCTCGTACTCCGGCTCCGGAATGCTCAAGTACAGATTTTCGCCGTCATACGCCATTCCGGCTCACCTCCTGGCGGATCAGCGCTTCACAGAAGCTCTGAACCGTTGAATAGCCTAACTTTTTCAGAAGCCTGTCCAGCTTCTTAGCCTGATCGTCCGTAAGCCGGAAATAATACCGGTTCGTCTTCTTCCGGCGATCTGCGCGGTTCTTCGGCGCGTCCAGCGCCTTGATCGCTGCGGCTGCCTCCGGAACAAGCTGCACACCGTATTTCTCCGGCGCTTCGCACTGAGAAAGCAGGCATTTGTTGAACTTCGGGTAGTCGGCCCGATGTACCGCGTCGACGCAGGCTTTCGCACCATGCCGGACGCGGGAATCCGTTAAACTTGACATATGTTCCTTTCTGCCCTATAATGAGGGCGACAATCGTTTTCCTTTCGGCCTCTGTCGCGTTGCCGCGCGGCAGGGGTCATTTCTTTATGCCAGACCATACAGCAGCGCTACGAGCGCGACGAAGCCAGTCACGACGCATTCATACGTCATTTCCGCCGTCCCGGCCATTGCGGCCAAGATCATCGCCGCGCCGCTCACCCAAAGGCACAGGCCCTTGACGATCCGCCGCGCCGCCTTGCGGGCCTCCAATTCCTCCCGCAGCCGCTCCCGGCGTTCCTCGGTCGTTTCCTCCGGCTCATACCCGAGCCGTTCTGCAAGATTGGTTCTCATTCTGTCAACTCCTTCCTCCATACCGGGCTGTCCTCCCGGTTCACGCAGCAGCGCATGGTTTCCTTGAATTCCTCGCCTATTCCCCGCTGGCAGAACGCGGCATAAAATATGTTCAGGATTCGCGCGGCAGCAGCGCTCAGTTCCAGCGCGCTGCCGGATAGCGCAGATACCGTTTTTTTGCCGTCCATGCCGATCTCGACGTGTACCTTCCCGTTATCCATTGGTTTCCTCCTTCGTGTCCAGCATTTCCGCCCGCTCGAAGATCGTATCTGCGAGGCGTCTCTCATCTTCAGCGTCCTGCCTGTAGGTTTCAATTAGGTTGCGCATTTCTGCATCGCCCCAGCCTCCGAACCGCGCTTCGAGCCTTTCCGCCCTCCGGTGATCTTCGTATGCCGTGCAGCGGAGTGCGCACTCGATCACCTCCAGCTCAGTCGCGCTTAAGATCAATCTGTACATGGTTTCTTTACCTCCTGCATCCGCCTGACGAGCCGCGCCAGACGGGCGTTTGCATCACGAGCTTCTGCGCGTCCATGTCCAGCCCCTTGCGCTTGAGTCCGTTAATGATCTGCGCTGCCTGGCACTCGCAGACCAGCACCGCCTCGATCAGATCATGCAGCTCCTGCGCATCCAGCGTCAGGGTGTAGGTCTTCACTTCCGCCATGCTGCATCCTCCTTCTGTTCCTGTTCCCGGCAGTTCTAACTTTCATTTGTTCCTCCTCATGCTCCGAGAAACCGCAAAAACGGCTCTCTCGGGATCTTCACTCTGTGCTTGCTTGTGCAGCAGACCGGGAAGCCCAGCTTTTCAGGCTGTTCCCTCGCCATCAAGCGAAGCCATTGCGGGGTACAGCCGAGCACCTGCGCCGCCTCGCTTGCGAGGATTGTTGGCTTTGACATTGCCCGGATATCATCCAGCGTCATTTTTCCTCCTTTCTCGGCTTTAATAACTCGTCCACTGTGCAGCCGTACAGATCTGCGATTTCGTGCAGGCGCGCCGTCTTCGGATACATCTGCCCGGTTTCCCACAGATAAACGGATGCGTCTGAAACCTTTAGCGCCTTGACCACCTGTTGAACGGTCAATCCAGCGGCAAGCCTCGCTTCCTTAAAACCCATGCCTTTACATACCTCCTGTCTGTGAATACTAAGTTTTTCTTGACAACTTAGTGAATTGTGTTATTATGAAAGTACCACCTATCATTATTAAACAATCCGATAAGCTGTCCGGGGCGGTGTTCTTTTCACGCCTCATAAGCCGAGGCATGAATCATGTGCAAGTCGTTCAGAGAAAGAATCAGGTTGTTTCTCAATCGGAATAAGCGCTACAAGTCCATAGAAGAAAACGGTCTAAATGTGCTTGTCGAAACCGAAGGCTCGAAAGCACGCACGGAGAAAAGGCGGTTTCTTATCAACATGTTTTTCACCGTCGTATCTGCCGTCGCCGCAGTCGCTGCCGCGATATTTGCCGCCCTTACTTACATCAACTCGTAACGGAAGGCAATGACCGCACGCGCAATGGAACGTCCCGAACTCGTCATATCCGCAGTCTGAACCAACAATCTGAAATCCCCATATATACTTGTCTTTCTTCACGCCATCACCTCACTTGTAAGTTCCGCCCTAACAAAAACTATTATAACTAAGTTTACTAAGAATGTCAACAAAAACTTAGTTATCATAGTATTGCATTTTGAACAATTATTTATTGACTAATATGGATACAATAGACAAAATCAATTATTACTTGACCAAGAGCAAAAAGACCGGCGCTGACTTGTGCGAATTTCTCGGTGTATCTAGTGGCGTTTATAGTCAGTGGAACACTAGGAGAACAAAGCCGAGAAAGAGCAAGCTACCGGCTATCGCAGAATATCTCGGTGTATCCGTGGCAGACCTGCTGCCGGACGAGGAACTCGTTCCGCAGGAGGGCATAAAAAAAGACCCCATCCCGAAGGATGGGGCGGTGAGCGAGCCGAAGCAGAAGCTCCGCGATTTAATTGATGGTTTGTCGGATGAGCAATGCGAAAAGCTTGCGGGGCTTATCGCGGAAGCGCTAAAGCTGATGTGAGGGATTTATGGAAAAGACCGCGTATAAACTTCTGAAAAAACTGTATCGAACCGATTCAATGAGTGTAGATGAGGTAAACACGTTCACTTCTCATACGGAAACGAATCGGCTGAACAAATATGTAACCTATCTAAAGCTTGATAAACTCATTGAGGAATTTTCGATTGGCGGGGCGCCAGACGGAGCAGGCGGAACGGTTAACTCCGAAGATCGAATCAGAATCACATTATACGGCAGGGACTATATCGAGCAGAAACGAAAAGACTTTTGGGCCTTTTGGCTTCCTTACGCGATCACAACTGCCATTGCGATTGCAGCACTTGTCGGATAGCCTGTTTCTGCGCTTCAGGGGCATTGGATTTGACGTAATCCCCACATGGGTTATTTTTTCCGCAGCCTACAACAAAGTATCCACCGTGCGGAGTAACCTGCACAACAATATGTTCGCATCCGACGCAGGTCAGGCTTTTGCATTCCGGGAGATTCGCTGTTTCTATAAATGCAGACCGGCGCGTTTTCTCCTTCTCTTGTGAAAGCTGCGATCTCAGATCGCGATTTTCTTCTCTCAGTCGTTCGATTTCTTTTCTTGCAAACAGCATTGCAGCCTCCTTAATACATACGCGGCCTGTTCGTCTGTAAGGGACAAAACGGCAGCTTTTAATTTCTCACGAACGTTTGTTTTCTTGGTGTCACTATCGCATACTTCCCGTAAATTTTCAACCATTGTCCGCTCCTATCTCCATTCTTCCAAAATCCGACGTTTATTTTTGTGCAGCTTCTACATTGCGGTTGCTGGTTCTAAGTGGTAATATGTAATTGTTTACAAACCATATAAGGAGTGCCGCATTGATGACTAAAAATGAATATATTGTGCAGTGCCCAAGATGCGGGGCAGAGTTCCCGGAACGGGAGAAGTTCTGCCCGCACTGTGACACGCCCAACCGAAAGATGATCTGCCGCTCCTGCGGAACGCAAATCAATGCAAGCGCCCGCGTCTGTCCGGAATGCGGCGCAAGAAACAAAAAGATGATTTCGGTTCAAAAAATCGCGATTCTTTCTGTTCCGTTCGCTGCCGTTGTGCTGGCAGTTGTCCTTATCGCATCAAAGCCCGCGAAGAAGCCAGCCGAGCCGATCAAGAGGCAGGAGCCGGATACAATCTCCGCATCGGAGTCGGCAAAGACGGAAGACGACGCACAGACCGGGGAAACGGCAACCACACCGATAACGGCTGAAAAAACATGGGGCAATAAGATCAAGCTCACGATCCCAGCCGACTTTATCGGCGAAGATGCGACGCAGCAGGCATTGGACGAAAAGGTAAAGGAAACAGACGGGCTTCTGTCTATAGAGCTGAATCCTGACGGCTCCGCGACCTACGTTATGACAGCGGAGCGACACAAAGAGCTTATGCAGGAGCTGGCGCAGAACATTGACGCCCAGCTTGCGGACATGGCCGGTTCCTCTGACTACCCAAACGTCATTTTCGCCGAAGCGTCCAGCGATTACACGTCCTTTACTGTAACGCTTTCTACTGATGTGGTTGGGCTTCAGGACTCACTCCTTACACTGGCATTTTATATGTACGGCGGTATGTACAACGCATTCAACGGAACTCCGGTCGACAACGTGTGTGTGCAGTTTGTAGACCAGACCGGCAATGTGCTGGAGGAAGCGAACTCGAGGGACGCACAATAAATTCAGTGCAGGATTCTCGGTTCCCGCCGCTCGTCCTGCTCCCGGCCTACGTCCGCGACGCAGGCAAACAGGAGCGGAATACCCTTGATGTAATCCACGCTGACGCTATGCACGTCTGTCAGCTTCGCGCCGTCGACCGTCACGTCGACCCGCCCATTGTTTACCCGGATGTTGATGCACTCCATATTTTTTCCTCCTGTCATTTATTATAGAACGATTGTTCTAAAAATCAACATGGTATTATGAACAAACAGACCGCGTTATTTTTGGGAATCAGGAATCCGATGGTGTACAGTTTATGGGACTGATGATTTGATATAATATTCGGTTTGCCCGGCCCCATCGTATCTGGAACATACGGTGGGGCCATTTCAACAGATGCCGGATTCAGGAACTATCTGCTACGTTTTCATTGTACCAGATAATGTTTGTAAGAAAAGGGCGAATCCTGCGTTCTTGTCATATGTTTTGCATTTTTATATGGAAAATGTAAGAAATAAAACTGAAACTTACGAATGGAGGCGTAATCATGTCCGCAATACAGGATCTCGCTCCGTTTATCGGCGCGTATCAGGGGAAGATCAGAAGGGCAAAAGATGCAAGCGGGATGACGTTGGAGGAGCTGTCGAACGAGTCCGGCGTTTCCTTCTCTGCCGTGAGCCGATTATATGCTGGAACACAAGCGGATCCACGGCTTTATAACTCGGCCGCAATATGTAAAACGCTTGGTCTGTCGCTCGACGAGCTGTTCGGCCTTGAAAATTTCGTCGGAAGCCCGGAAAAGCTGACCAAGCAGATCCATCATGTCGAGCTTGAAAACGCCAAGCTGGAGGCAGCAACAGCCCTACAGAGCGCGCAGATAAGGTCTACACATACAATGTGTTACGTTCTCGCCCTATTTTGCTTGCTGCTCTCCTTTACCCTGATTGCCTGCCTTGTAACGGATGCGCAGATTCGGAACGCAGGCCTCATTCGCGATGGAGATTTGTCCGTAACCGCATGGGCGTGTATCGCCCTGATCGTAGGTTCAGTTCTGGCTTCGGCAATTACTTTCTACGCGATTCGAAAAGAACGTGGAGGGAAACATGGAGTGCATCAAGTGTAAAAAAGAAATCCCAGACGGCGCGCCCTACTGTTGCTGGTGCGGAAAAAAACAGGAAGCGCGGCGAAACCGGACACGCGGGAACGGGCAAGGAAGCGCTTACCAGCGAGGGAAGACGTGGACGGCGCGTTGGACAGAAAGAACTTACCTAGACGAGAACGACAAGCTTCGGCAAAAGATGCGAACAAAAGGCGGGTTTACATCAAAGCGCGCCGCCCTCCAATATGCAGCAAACCCTCCGAAGGAAGAGCAGCGAATCCCCACTCTCAGAGAATACTACAAAACATATCTGCGTGGGGATTATCTGTCCTTATCGGCTGATCGTCAGGGAGCGGCGGAAAAGGCTTTCGAGCGCATGAGAGAAATCGCCGACCGTGAGATAGACGCGCTTACCATCGCGCAGATACAGGATGTTATCGACCGCAACGCCAGCACCTATTACACACGGAAAGATATGAAAACCGTCCTTTCCCACTGTTATAACCTCGCAATCGCAGAAAAGCAGACAACCGTGAATCTTGCAAAGTACATAAAGCTTCCGGAATTGGAAGAGAAATCGCCGGAACCGTTTACCGACGCCGACGTAAAAAAGCTATGGGAAGCGTATGCAAAAGACCACTTCGTTGGGTTTATTTTAACGATGATTTATACCGGCATGATGCCCGGTGAGCTTCTGAAGCTCAAGAAAGATATGATTGACTTTGAAAAGAATGAGATCGTCCGAGGCGGCATAAAGACAAAGAAGCGGAAGGAAACGCCTATGGTCTTCCCGGATTTCGTTGCGCCGGTGCTGCATGAACTATGCGAAGAAAGCAAATCGCGCGTCGGAAATATCTGCTGCATAAACAAAGATAATTTTTACAAGAGATATTATGAGTGTTTGGAGCTCGCCGGAGTGCAAAAGCTACCACCTTACTCATGCCGCCATACAACCGCTACAGCCCTCGCGATGAAAAACATCGACCCGTTTACGATCAAGGAAATCATGCGCCACACGAAGATAACGACTACCCAACGGTACGTACACCCGGACATGAAAGGCATGGTCGATGCCGTAAATCAGTTGCAAAACGAATCGCCAGAGTGAATTCTGTATGCTACAAAATATGTTACAAATGCCAATTTCCCCAGTGTTTTCAATGGTTTTTTCTCCCCTGCTAAGGGAGTAGGCGTCTAAAAAGCGCGCGAGAGTTCAAACCTCTCCTTCCGCGCCAAAGTACCGGTTTTAGCTTGAAAGCAGCTAAAACCGGTACTTTTTTATGCTTTTTGCCCTATTTCCCGCGTATTCCCAAAAAGCGAAAAATCACATTATGACACGCTATGTAACATAAAATCATTTCCTGTATGCTACATTGTATGCTACAAATTAAGCGCAATGCGAGGGGACTCCCCTGTTTTTTGCTACATGGACTTTATTTTCCGCAGCACAGAATCATAGACTTTTCGGTTCACAAGCGATAGTGTGTCCATAAGTTCATCAACAACCGCCCAAGCCTTTGCCGGGTTTTTCCCAGCTACCGCAAGTAAAAACTCACTGTCCCCGTACTCGCCAACGATAGCCGGTTCTGCGGTCACAGGGGCGGGAGCGCCGGAGTAGTAACCCACATACTTACCGCCGTCGCCCCGTTCCTCTTCCTGCATCTGCTTGCGGATCACGTACAGATCCGCAAGCTTAGCGTAATTCTTATAGTCGGATTCCTCATATTCCAGGCGAGCAATCTCTTTCCGGATTTCGGCTGCATCCAACATATTGCGCTCTCCTTATGCCCGCTCGATCTGCTCCATGCAGCGGCGGATCGCGTCGCGGGTTTTATCGTCGTCCGCGTCGCGCATCATATCGTCCAGCTGCGCGCGCATATGCTCGCGGGCATCAGCGCGGGTATAGCGGCCCATTGCGTCACGGCGGCGGCCACGGTAAGAGCTGCCCCGGCCGTAAGTACCGCGCATATCCGCCTCCCACTCGCCATCGCGGGAATAGCCGCCGTCTTCAGCCATCTCGATCTTGTAGGTATTCTTGATGGAACTCGTCAGCTTCTGGATCGCGTCCAGATCGCCCGCAGACATTTCACGCTTGTCGGCGATTTCGTCAAGCTCTTTGCAGAGCATTTCACGCAGGTTTCTCAAATCGTACATATTGCATCCTCCTTTCACGATACGCGCTCGACGATCATATTGCTATTTGCGAAACTGATCGCCTGCGCGCTGGTGTTCTTCGCCGCTACAGTCAGGCAGCAGCCGCGCGGGACTTCCACGAATGTGGAAACGAAGATGTTGAAATAGTTCTCAACAGCCGCAGGGGTTACGGCCGCTGTGGCGCTGCTCAGAGGTTCGCCGTTGATTGCGAGCGCAGCGGTAATGGCACCTACTGTTCCGCCTGTAGGTACGGCGATATTCGCGCCAAAGGATACGCGGAACTTCGCCTTGCATTGCTGCGTAAGCCCGCGCAGCGTAACAAGCCCGCTTCCTTCTCGATGTACGATGCACGGCTTTCCGCAAGCCGCCGTGGAGATCAGAGGGACGTTCTGCCCAGCGGCGACAGTTTGAATCCCGGATGATGTAAATTCAGCCATAAAATCATTCCTTTCATAAAAAATACAGCGGCGGGACGATTGCCCCGCCGCGTTGCTATCGAGTATCGGCAATGGGGGCCGACCATTTTCGTGAGGCCACGAAAAAGCTCTACGATGTGGAGTTGTTACGCGCAGTTGCCGCAGCCGTAGTTGTAGCCGCTGTTGCAGCAGTACGGATTCGCGACAACATAGGCCGGGCTGGGACTCGGGCGAAGCGTGGAAACAAGGTAATTGTTCTGTGCCGCCTGCGATGCTGCCAGCTGGTAGCCGAAAAGCTGCTGGTTCTGCTCTGCGATCTTCGCGTCCTTCGCCGCAAGCTCCTGCGCCGTCAGACGCTGGTCGATGCTGCGGAAGCCGCAGTTCATGGCGTCGATGATGTCGCGGGTGGTGTTCTGCACGGTGTTGCGGGTGTCGCACGCCTGCGTCGCCATGTCATAGCGCACCTGGGCGATTGCAGCGCGGTTTTCGCAGCAGCACTCCTGTGCCTGCATCGCCATGTTGTTCAGCTGCTGCATAAGCGCGGCCTGCTGGTTGCAGCGGGAAAGCTCGGCCTGAGCAAAGCCGTTTGCCATCGCCATGTTGGTGCCGTTGACAAGCTGCGCCTGCTGGTAAA